TTAAATCCACCACTTCTTTGCCTTTTATAAAACTGGTTACAAGTGCAGACATTGTTCCCTGAGTTCGCACATCATTTGTGTATGGAGATGTTGCCACCGAACCAAGCACTCCAATTTGTGTCTGTCTTTGTGGATTCGTCAATGACATTTGGGATATGAAATCCAATCCTTCCAATGATAGATTCCACGCCGAAACATAATAACACGCCCCAGCGTGCCACGTTGTCTGTGTCAAGAAGATATTGAAGCGGTCGTATTTATCCCAAAAGGATTGACACAATTTTCGCAAATCAATGCCCTTCAATGTGAATGTGGTGTATCCAGTATCACGCACTCCCAAGTTGGTTTCTGTGGTTGTAAGTCCCCATGGATTAATATTCAAGGTTGCCTTTTCCACTCCATAAATGGGTTTCACAAAAACACCGATTTGAAAATTGGGCGAAGACCCATATCCTGTATAACTTACGATAGTTGATCCTGTATTTTCGGAGTTTTTAAATGTAATTGTAAGAGGAACGATATCTTGGTCTTTTTTGAATTGGACTGGGGCAACTGGGTATGCCATATCAACAGCATATGCGGACGTTCCCGATGGATTTATTATTGTTCCAAGCAATGCGTTTTCAGTATTCAATCTTAAACTTGCCGTATCATTGCTTTGTTTCGTTCCATTATTTACAAAATTGAGTCCCGAAACTTGAATGGGAGTAATGCGAAGATCACCTGTAACCGCAGCTGTTCCTCGCAAAGATGCAGTTGCCATTTGGATTTCAAAATCATCGTGTTTATCCCAAAATAGATTGCATAAGTTTTTCATATTGAAACTTGGATAGTAAAACTGAGTGCGGTCAGCACTAATAATACGTGGAATTGTTTGAAGTGGACTGAAATTGAAACCATAAAAAGCACATTCATTCATTTTTCCAGCAATGACTGGTTCAAATAGAAAATGAAACTCCACATTATTATATGTGTTTCCTGCCACTACGTTTCCAAAATCAGCGGCACTTACAGCGGCTTGAAGACCTACCGAAATCGCAAACTCAAAATTAACCATTCTTTTCCCCTTTTTGAAATTAAAAGACCAACCCGTATTTGTGATTAATGGGTTCTGTGCTGCTGTTGGGAATAATTGAATGGAAGCAACAGGAATCCATTCTTTATTATTTATTGACCCTGTAGTTTCATATACAACATTCGACCATTCTAAACCCCGCAAGTTATAATTAATCCATCCAAAATTACTTCCGCTTGTTAGTGAAGTTGCCCCATCTGTTGAAAAGGAAACTAACTTCAGAGCAAACTGGTCGTATTTGTCCCACATCTCTCCCATCACATTTTTCATATCAATATTGTTAAATGTGAATGCCGTCCTTTGTGCGTTAATCGTGCATGGATTTATCGTTGATTTCGTAGATAATATAAGTGAAGCACTATCTGATAGCATTTATATTATATGTATATTATTATTCAGGGCAAACCTACGGGTTTCCCTTGCCCTTTCCCTTAAAGTATGGGAGCAAGAGGGAACGACGAGTTCCCTCTATTCCTTAACTCCCACAACTGAAAATGTGAAAAAGTTTCTATTTATTGCCGTAGGTTGGATTTCGCCTCCATTATTAGCACACCAACAATAAATCGTAAAATTGATATTCTCACTCTCGGGTTTGCGAAATGTATTTATTGACATCGGCGGTTCTCCATATTCTGCGTCATACGTGAATTGGTCTACATAAAACAATTGCTGTGTGAATCCATTTCCTTGTTTATATCCGTTTGTCACACGTAAGTTATTGATAAATTGAAGACCCTCAAGTTCAAACCACATACGGCGTGTTCCTGCATTAAATGTCGCCCCTGCTAAACAAAAACCAATATTATTGCATATCAAGTTAAACTTTTCATATTTATTCCATAAACTGCCTAAAATATTCCTCATATTGATATTCGTAAATGTTAGGATTGTTCTATTTGCATTTGATGTTCCGAATTGATTTGTCCCTCCTGCTCCTGATGGTAAAAGAAATCCATTGAGTGTGAAATTAACCTGTTCATTTTGATACAGCAACGCATATGGACTTCTGTAAATCTTAGTATCATCAATCGGCACAAACGCCAAGAAGAAAATACGCTGTGTCATTGTTGTGGTTGCCCGCGTTTCATCTACAAATTGCAATGTAAGTTGGACGTTGTTCGCATCTGGTTTTATCATTACAAATGTTCGTGTATTTGAGGAGCGGTTTAAATGACGTGGTAATACGTTCGTGATATCTATTGCCAAGTTGGTTTCATCAATCGCCGTTTGAAATCCCGGTGGTTTGCCTTGATAAGACGCCTGAATCAAGTTCAAACCATTTTGATAAAGGGTTGCGATACCAAGTGCGTTGTTTGGAAACGTATCATTAATATACATTTTGAAAAACTTGTATTTGCTCCACAGTGTTTCACCAAGCACAATTCGCAAATCAAAGTTGAACGTCACCGTCATATTATCAGCACTTCTTACTCCTGTTTGTGATGGGGTTGTTGTAAGTGACCCAGTATTGAGCCATAATTTCGCTATCTCTTGATCCATTTATAATAAACACAGATTTTATTATTAATGCGCTAAACTGATTCCTTTTTGAGTTTCTTAATATTTCACGTAGCCGACCCCTCCTTCCATGACTAGCACTTGATCAAAGCAGGCAAATCCCGTTTGAAGAGCGGTGATTCCACCCGCGGAATAATAATTGATGATACTGTAGATATCGCTTGTATTAGTATTAGTGCCATTGAAAATAGACTGTCCAGATGTTCCTTGATAAACCTCGCAATCCAGGCCAATGATGAAATTTCCGGATTCAGTTGTAGAAGCGGTGTTGATATTGGTGATCGCAACAGGGGCATCGAGAGTATAGGCCGCCGCTGTGATACTGGGTTGATTCTGGAGGTCAGCAACTGAACCAAAGCATTTGAGTGCCTCGGTATACATCTCAGCATGGGTGATAGGTGCCGTGCTGGGTAGGACATCAGCACCAATTCTGAAAAGTGGGCCGCGATTGACGTTTGCGGTTCCGTTTCCAAAGGCGCAGTGAGACATAGGGAACTGAGAATCGACGCCTGTAGCAGCAGCAGAGCGAGTAGCAACCAATAGGCATTTCAAACTGGAATATTTGGCCGGAATGGGAAAACTGACCTCCGTTTGTGTTGCGGCAGGGATAGTCGCACTGTTGGTGAATGAGCGCCAACTGGGCACAACCATCTGCATGGGCGAAGAAGAACCCGCCTTGATTGCGGCAACGCTTGCGTCGTTCAATTCCAAGAATTCGCCGCAGTAATTTACGCCAGACATATTAAATGAGGCGATAGTTCCCGTTCTGTTCATCAGAGCGCGGGCAGCGTTAGATTGTAAAACGATCTCTAATCTTAGAGGCGCTGCACTGAGCTCAAAAAGCGGCAAATACTTATCACCACTCAGAGCACCTACGAGAGAAATCAAGTTGATGGCGAATGGGAAAGAGTGGGTTGCTACACCAAGAACACCCAAAGCTCGACCTCTGTTAACCGAAGCAGCATTCAATACATCTCCAGCAGCAGCCGCCTGAAGAACGGAATAATCGGGGTTGGTGCCTGAGGTGATTGAGAAGCGTCCCTTAACCGAATCTTCGGGAACTTGGTAATCATAGAGGATCTTGGCCAACTGATGATAATTGTCAATATCCTCTAAAAGTGAAGAGCCGTGAAACACGCGAATCCTCTGGATAAAAGCATGAAACCCGCACGACTCCAGTGTGGTGGCGGCGGTGGCGCTGGAAACAACCAAATTGAGAGTTCCCCTCAAATAGGACTCGGAGGGAATCAATGCGGTGTTGTTTCTCGTGGGCAAATTGATTGTTATGGTCTCGCCCTGACCAAAGACGGTGCCGCCTTGCGGCTGTATCTGTGACAAAAATCTTCGTGCAGGGGCTGACTCGGTCTTGGATTGAAACTGTAAATTCTTCGGAAGGGACATTGTGTATATAAACTTATGTTAGATAATAAATTTATATAAAAAGCATTTTATCTTTTCAAAACGTTTCTTTCTAAACCCGCTGAAACTTTTCTTTGAAGCGCCTCTTCAACTTTTTTGGCGGTGGGTCTTTCTAAAAGGGGGATTTTTGAACCGATTCTCGATGCCCCCATTCCCAATTTGTAGCCCATCATAGCATTTCCTAAAGCTTTCTTGTGTCCAATCATTTATAACTTATACCAAGAAAAGAAACCGGGCAAGGGAAAGGGTAAGGGAAAACCGTAGGTTTGCCCTAATCTCTGAAATTTTCACAATCGATTTGAAGCGTCATCTGATAATTAACCCCATTCATATCAACAAGCAGACCATTATTATCTATGATACGGATTTGTATCTCATCCAGTTTATTCACATACAAATTCGTTCTGTAATTGTTTGGATTCTCATACGTAATTATGCTAAAGGGCGATACATACACGGGTATTGTTGCTAAAATATTTTGATTGTAGGGTTGCGCAATATTCACATTGTATGTGGGAAAATTCACCTCTATATTCAGTGCGCGAATCTGATTCAGATTTACACAGTCGCGACTTGTGAGCGTTAAACTCGACGACGTTGTATCTGTAGATTTGCTAAATCCTATCACATGATTAAAAGACCCCGCATAAATGGTGAATTCGCTTGTAGTATGCGTTATTGTGATTTTCGCCGTAATTCCGCTATATGATATTGAATATGCCGACCCCATCTGAGACTGTAATAGGGCAATCAAATTCGTGATATTGTAATTCCCAGGCGGTATTGTATATTGGATAGTCGCTCCCGCAACCACTCCCCATCTAAATGTATTATCATCGCTTGTTATTGAGTAAAATGAATATGGTATGCTCGCATTTTGGAGACTCAGATAAATATGATGGCCATCCGGGATTTCTATTACCGGTAGATTGTAGATTGCATTGGCGATATTATCACCTATATATTGCGACGCATAGCGTGAGTTTAAAAAGATTTGTATGGATTCACTTTTCATCGGCATGGTTTTATATTATCTTGAGATTTTAACAACTATTTATTGGCGATACTTAGAGGATTGCCGTTTTTATAGAATTTCTCTTCAAACAAATCAATGTCTAAATGATTATACGGCGTATCAAATACATAGTCATAGAGTTGTTTCATTTCCTCCTCTTTCATTTTGATTAGTTCCTTTGTGATTGTTGCTAATTCTTCCTTATTACGAACCCCATTGAATATGCTCGCCCAAGTTAATTGCTTCCTCAAAATTTTTGGAAAATAGAGGTAGGACTGAACTGTAAATATGAATGAACAATTCAGATGGCGAGCCTTGATTAGCATTGAATTCAGTTCGCGTAGCAGCGCTTTATCTTTAATCGAATTAGCAAAGTCATCTATAATAACCAACGTATATTCATTGTCGTCATCATCTTCACGCCCCTCTTTGATTTCCGTCAGTTCATCTTTTAGTTTTATCAGTTCCTCCGGGTTCAACTCATGATGCACCTTATCGTGGTTTTTAAATGGGTGATGTGCGACACTGAGGAACGACGCCGATGGGCAAAAATAATGTATGTGATGGAACTTCTTCTTATACACCGTCTTCATTTGATTCAAAAGGAAACTCGATTTACCAGATCCTCCACTTCCTATGTAGAGGGCAATTGCGCCATTTCTTCGCGAAAAACCATCGGGAATATCAGGCACATATATATCCATAGTCTCTTTGATGGGTTTTGTCTTAGGCACCGCTTTGTTTGTTTGCTCTGTTATTAAAAGCGACATTATACATTATACGGGTAATTTAATTAAGCAAGTTTAGGAATTTATTGTCTCCCTCTATATTATAATTAGAATGAGCGACAATGAACACACTGAGAATGCAGCGGACGACACCGTTTTGACCAAGACAAAAAAACCACGCAGCGAGGCGCAAATCGCGGCATTCGAAAAGGCACGCGCCGCCCAGGCCGCTAAACTTGAGGAAAAGCGCAGCGGTCGCGCACCAGCCGATCCCGACAAAGAGCGCAAGAAGATGATTCTTCAGGCAGTCAAGGACAAACTCAACGGTGAGCCTAAATCCAAGACGCCGCCTGTTGTTGATGAGACCACCGAGGAAGACGTCAGCGAAGATGAGACACCCCCTCCTAAGAAGGCCGCAAAAAAGGCGGCGGTTGCTCCCCCAGTCATCAAGGCTAAGAAAGAACCCAAAGTCGTTTATCAAGACGAATCGGAGAGCGAGGAGGAGATCGTCATCGTTAAGAAGCGCAAGAAGCCAAAGAAGAAGACCATCATTATTGAGGAGAGCGAGACCGAGGACGAAGAACCCGCTCCTAAGAAGGTCGTTGCGCCGCCGCCGCCACTTCCCACCCGCGAGACTAAGTCTCAGTTGAACAAGTCGATGTTCAAGGTCACCCCTGGAAAAGCAGAACCGCCAAAACCCATTTATTATTTCGCCGACTAGGGCAAACTTCGTTTTCCCTTCCCCTTTCCTTTTTTCCCCCTATTATATATAATGGAATCATCAGAACCCCCAGTCAATGATCTTGAATGCCGCGAACCCGCGCCTATGTCCATCGACCGCTCATTTAGTATCGTCGATTACTACAACAAAGAACAGCAGAATTTTAAAACCGTTTTAGAAATTGTTGGTGTGGCCGCGCTCTTAACCATACTTGGCTTTTTCATTTACCACATTTTCAAATAATATCATACTATCTTATTATAGTATTATATACTAATGCCTTCGAGTAGCCCGGTGGAGCCGTTTAATTAAGTTGAGCGTTTTCGGTGTCTTGTTGGTCATAAAATTGATTGGTATTCTTATAAAATATTAAAAAATAAAACATCTTATTATTTTATACAATGAACAAAACACCTGATATGTGTGATATTATTGGACTTATGCACCAGTATCAAGCCAAGAACAACATTACCAAGCAGTGTATTACAAATGCTCAATATATTTATGATTCAATAAAACATTCTAATTGGTCAAGCAACGTCACTCCAAAGGCAGTAATCGTAGTTTATACTATTCCAGAAAAAAATGAGGTATACTTTGCGGTTCATATGGTTATTCAATGGAAAAATAAACTTCTTGAGCCGTCGCACGAATTCGGTCATCTGCAAAAGACTGAATATTTCGATAATATTAATAACGTTATTCAAAAAATGCATTTAATTAGCCCTGGATTTAATAGGGATTTAGCAGCCGACCTCATTTCTAAATACTTAAAATTCGTAAAATACGCTGAGCAGATTGAGGCTGGATGTTTCTTAGTTGATAGGGAATACTATGATTTACAAGCGAATTACGTTGAAGCGGGGATTATTAATATATAATACTAACAAAGTAGAAAACTTACCACTTAGTCGAAAACTTACCACCGTTTTCAAGTATTTTTTATAAAAAAGTCAAAAGGGTCAAAATAAAAAATCGGCATTTTCAAAAAATTATAAAAATTACTGAAAAACAGTGGTAAGTTTTCGACTAAGTGGTAAGTTTCCACTTCTTATAGTATTATATAACAAATACGGATTTATTATATACTTAATAGGCCTCTTTGGTTTCGTTGTCAGAATCAAGGTCATCGCATGGAGATTCGCAATCTTTTCTATTAATACCAATAACATATTTTACTCCTTGTGGTGTTTCAAAGGATTGAAACTTATTAAGCCACTTATAAAATTCATCTCTACCATATTCTTGCTTGGCCCGCCTAGACTTTAACTGAGTAAAATCTTCGCTACATTGAAAGTCAGACCATAAATCTCGGTATTTTATTTTTTGATTATTATCATTAACAAACTGATACAAGTCATTGAAAACCTTTTGGAATAAATTCTGATCTTCAATAAATTTCTCGGTGCGGATGCGGACTGACTGTGGAATATCAAATTGGATTCCAATACCTTCGCAATAAAATCTCTCATAAACGCCCAATAATAAATCTAAGAATATCGGTTTCATACGGATTTGAAAATCCTCAGTTTCGTATAATGAATTGGCCTTTTTGTATAAAACGCCATCGATGACTTTTCCAATTTTATTAACGTCATCTGTAAAATTTATAGGAAACTCAATGTGAGTCAAACGTCTGTAATCACTGGCCTGGGGCTTACCGTCCAATTCAGGCGGGTTATTAAATTCCTGAACTTGCGTAGCATTCATTTTAAACTGAACCGGATTATTATGTAAAAGACGAGCGGTGAATTCACCGCCTCCCGTCAAATTTCGGAGCGTAGCTACTTTGATTTTTCCCTCAACTTCCTTGAAGTTGATATATCGTTTACCAATACAATTGTATAAATCAGGACTTGCTGCTCCCGCCTTGTCGATGTCTTTGAGAAGCCCATTAGGTGCCTGATAATAGTAATCGCCCAAAATGCGTCCCATCATAGCACCAGTAAAGCCCTTACCATTACCGCCTTGCCCGTTGAAAAGAAACATTTTCTGATAAGCACGCCCATCAAGACCGGAAGCAAGTATTTGTAAATATAACGTTCTTAATTCTGGTTCAGGCTGTATAGATTCAATGATTGTTATAAGTTCCTCACGAAGTCTAATATTTTCATCGTCATCATAATCAACAACTTTATAATTACAGCGAGTGCTAATAGTCATGTAATCATCAAACTGATAATTTCGAAACCCGCGATTTGTTAAATCTACTACACCATTTTCAAAGCCCAATAAATAATCTTTTTTATTAAATAACTCTTTTACAACTTTTACCTTTGGAATAATAAGCCGAATAATATCACTGAAAGCGCCGCCTTTACACGTCATATTTCTCAATTCTTTAAGAAGAAGATTCCTCATATTATCAGATAATTCAATAGCTGAATTAATTTCGCATTCAATAATATTGTATAAGTCCTCACTAATATACAAAGTCATTTTTACTTTTTTAGTTGTTTCGTCATACCAACGACCAATACCGTCCTGTTCTCTGAAAACATAAAGTTGATCATTTTCCATAATAATATAATTGCCCCATTCTTTCAAAAATCGGTCAGCTAGTTTTTTTGCTGAAAGTGAATCAATCCATTCCTCATCGGTCTTATCGCATTCGTAAAGTGGAATTTCAATTGCCTCGTCAAATGGTTTTTCGACATAGTTAAGTTGAATTCCAAACTTATCAAATAACACCTTTTCACAATCATTCAAAATATTATCATACCATAATTCTTTCAAAATCATAAATCCATCTTGGCAAGGAACAATATTCTCAATGGCGAATCCCTTCTCTTCTACCAAATATGATACGGTAGTTTCTTGTAAAAGTCGCTCGATAGACTGACCCCATAAGGCCATAACACCGCGCTTCTTTTCATCGACGGTTTTCCATTTATCGGAATCGTGTTTTAAAACCATTTTTTCAATAGTATCTTTATTGCTTGAATAAACAATTTCAATAATTTGCTTCATTTCAGATTCAATCTGACTTATTTCTTTGATTTTGGAATTCTCATTTTTAATTACATTATTCTCTTTAACCCAACCAGCGTATGATCCGCCAAACATAAGAGTAAGCGGCAACATTTTTGCGGTATCCTTTGAAACACCGTGATGCTCAATAATCATTTCACGAATTTCTTTCGGATTTTGAGTATATTTTTTCAAAGCGGGAACATCAAGGCCGTGTTGAGAGCAAATCGCAGCAAAAATGGTCGGATGCGCATTTACCATATCGATGTCTTTATACACGTCTTTACAGAGTGAATGGCGAGTCGGTCTGTGATATACACATAGCGATGCGTGACTGCACGGCGTAATGCGACCATATTTATGTTTGGGAAGTTGAAATGAAACCTGGAAATTTTTCGTCTTTTTATTAAAACATTCTTTGTATTTTATCATTTGGTCTATCTCGGTCTTGTAAGGGATTCCTTCGTATCGTTTAATACCTTGGTATGCGATACCTAAATTATTCTTGATGAAACCGTAAATCATTTTAATGTTAGTGTGCTCAGTCATTTTTTTCTTGTCGAAAATTGTGGTCTTGTAGTCGTCGGGGTTCAATCGCCAGTTGAAAATTTTGGGTTCAGAGGAAGTGGAAGTCATTTTGCTAAACGGGGGTATATATTAGTATAATATAATTATTTTAAGTAGTTTCCTTAAAATAATATTTATTCAATCATTTTTATATTTGCCTAAATGATTTCAATCGCGCATAAAATCTTGAATTCGTTCTTGATGATTCTTTTGCGGTCGTAGTATTTTTTGGCGTATCCGAGTTGTTTGAGTCGATATTCTTCGTTTCCGTCTCTCCATTTATAACAAATCTCATTGAACTTTTCACGGTTTTTATCATACCATTTTTTTTGGGCTCGTTTCTGTGCTTCGGTGGCGGGCATTGTTCTGGTTTCTATATACTATACCTATATTTTTATATTGCTTTCATAAAAATATATATTCCTAAATAAAGGGGAGTGCCTCCCCTCTTGCTCCCCCGCCTTAAACAATTCCAAAAGCCGGGTTTCGCAAAATGGCGGATTGGATCCGGGCGTCTCTCGCGGCCCTCCAAGCGTCGCGCCAAGCGAGAGTTGCCTCGCGGGCTTCGTCGGCGGCGCTCTTATATGGCTGTGGAATGTGGTTGCGCATAAGCACCTTGTAGCGGCACTTGGCCAATTCGGTAATCCATTCGGTTTTCTCGGTCTGGGTCATTCGATTCATTTCTCCTAAATATTATATAATACTATAACACATTTATTTAAGTAGTTTCGACGAAAAGTAAATTACAGAACATTATAAAAGAATTTAAAGACAATGAAAATTGCTTGGATGATTATACAAAAAATCGACTTAAAGAATCGGCCTAATATATAAGAATGGAGGAACCACAGAATAGAACGGCTTATATGAAACAATATTATGCTGATAACAGAGATCGTGTGCTACAAAAGTATCGAGAATTGTATGTTAAAAATAAAAAGGTAATACAAAAAATGATTCAAAATAAAACAATAATAGAGGTTGAAACGAAAAAGCGGGGTCGGCCGAGAATATACAATGATCTTGTTATCAAGCCCAAAGAGAAGAAACAAAAGACGGCGGTCATTGAAAAGAAAAGGAAACTGATTGAACGACGTTTAGAGGAAATACAAAAAAGGGCGGACGCATTTAAAATGTCCCTTCAATATATAAATGCCCACCAAAGCGGAGAAAGCGAAGACGACGAGACAGATAAACAAGATGTTTGCCTTTGAACTAAAGAATGGATATACATGGTTTTGGGGAGACAGGCTTGACCTGAGGAATGCAGTGGACGTTCCACCAGAACAAGTAAAGATAGTATTGTCGAGGGTTGTATCGAAATTACCTAAACTGGAGGCAGCCTCTAATAAATGAAAAAAACACCAAGTAATTAATTGGTGTTTTTGTGTGTGAAGACTCTATTTTTTGTCTTTGGGGGAGGGCTCGAATATTTGTTTTTGTTTGATGCTCCACATACTGTATTTATACTTTAATTTCGGGAGAATCCGCGGATTTCAACTTTTTTGCTAAACGATATTGTTTCCGATGCTCTTTGTATTCTGGCGTTTGTTGATACTGTTTCTGATACTGTTTCTGATACTGTTTCTGATACTCTTTGTGGTCTGGCGTTTGTTGATACTGTCGATGATATTCTTTGAGTTCTTCTTCAGTTCGATAAGCACGGTTTGTATTCATCTGAGCATTATATTCAACACGAGTCGCTTCCTCAGCGATATGAGCCTGTGTTTTTGATTCCACCTCTATTTCTTTCACAGGAACCATCGAACAACAATCCCATCCACCGTTTTCACGAATAGTTCTATACACCAACATATCTTTACCACTATTACAACACGTTTTATGACGCGCCTTTCTAATAGTAAAATTCTGCGTAGACCCGATGTAAATGTAATCCTTGATTTGAATCTTGTAAATGATGTATTTCATATTATAATGTATCATTATGTATTTCTTTATATCAGTTTCATTCTTTCTCCTTATCGTTGATTTTAACATACACCTTAGCCTGAGCAATAGAGCTTCCCATATCAGACATCTCTTTGGACATCGCTTCAGTCTCGCGCATCAAATCAGAGTATTTCGAAGTGAGATAGAAATGTCTCAAACTGTTGACGGACTTGGCGCCGCCGAACAAAGCGTTCAGTCGTTGGTTAAGAGTCACATTGGAAAGCGGTTCGAGGTTGCTATTGAATAATAGACTATCAACTTCCTTGGGAATGAGGGCAATCCACTTCTTCAGAATTTTCATAAGGGCGGGTGGGATATCGAGAGTCTGCTGTCCTTTCAAAGTTTCACCCATCTTGGTTGCGGTCTTATATCGGTTAAAGACAAAGCGGTTCTTCTTGAAGTCGATATAATTGTCGGTATCTGGGTTGTAGTTCTGATATAAAAGTTCCACATAGTCAAGCGCCCTTCTGGGAACAATGTGTCCGTAGTAGAGGCTGAGGATAATGTAGTTCTGAATATCCATTAGGTCGGGGACACGATGCGTCTTCTTCTTGTATAGCACTTCGGCGTTGTGTCGCAACTTCTCGGCGAGTTCATCAATCTCTTCTTTTGAAATAGAGGATGACTCGAGTTTGGTTGTGAGTTCGGATTTAGAGTTTTCTTGTTGATACTCGCGGATATTCTCAAGCATCATTTTCTTGTAATCTTCCAAGGGCGCGACAGCGACCAATGCTGCGAGGTATGTCTTGCGAACGTTGTAAGGTTTCTGTTCCAAGAATTTTAGA